TCTTGCCAACTTCCGGTAACTGTAAAGCCAGTAAAACGAGGGGGACCATAATAGCCAAACGGTAGAAGCGTTGCGTCTGTAGCACCCGCTTCCACTTCTTCTCTCATCTCAACTCGAATAAACTTAGACTGATTGTCGTAATCTCCATATGTCTTCAAGCGACGATTTGTAGTATCCCACTGGGTATACTTATCCCCAATCTTGCGCGCAATAAAGTTAACAGATGTAGGGTCAAGAGTGCAGTTGTCAAACCTTTCCATCACCTGGATAGCAGAGTCATTATCACCAATAGCACGAATAACAACACTAAATGTGCCATAATCTGAAGTAGATGTATAAGACCGACGAATATTTGTAATAGAAACTTTACAATTGCGCTGCAACCACTCGCCATGACCTCGGCCATGAAAGCGAAAAAGCTTCTGCATAGCCTGGGGTGTGAAGCTCCCCGAAAGTCCAGAAATCTGCTGGCCAATATACCAACCTGTTTTCGCTTCTTGTGTTGCCTGGCGCATCGAACCGGGGCCCGTAGTTGTAGAGCCCTGCTGAACGAGCGGAAGCATAACAGCAGCTACTTTCGTGCCGATGAGCTTGTGGTCTCGTAATTCCTGCTCATATGTCTGCCCAAGCCAATAACCTTCATGACTGGCGCTATTATAGAAAGCACCCTTACCGGAAACCAAAGCGGGATTTGTATTGAATCTTTTTCTTGCAAAACTCTCCAGAGAATCATCAAATGTAAACTTGATGGTCTCATTGCCGGTGTTCGCTCCACCAGAAATATACATCTCTAAAACGCCATTATCGTCACTCATCATGACCGCACCATAACGCAATATCGTATTGTCTGAGCCAACCGGCGCAGGTGTGGGTCTCGCATTCACCCCGGAACCGGTGCCCAAAGTCGCACCAGTAACCCACATGGATGCGGAAGTGTTTTGGTAGAAAACAGCCGCAAGGCGGCCAGTTCCAATATTATACGATGTCCACAGTTTAGTGGAAGTGAGCGTCTGTGTGATTGACGAACTTGGAAAGAGCCAAAGCCCAATAGCGCCGCCATTCTCGACCCAATTTGCATTAAGGCCCTTAGTTGTCTGCCAGCCCGCAACTCCATCGCCTGTAGCCTGCGGATCATCATCGCCCAGCAGACGCATATATGTAAGAGGAGCCACGTTTGCGTTCAAAAAGGCTTTTGCTGCATATGTCCCATACATGGGCGACTGGTTGTTTCCATCACGCCATACGTCTCCACCAGCTGCTCCGGGAACCGTATCGCCAAACATTTGAACATACTCAGAATAAGATTGCACCTTCACAGGGGTGAGAGCAAGACCTCTACTGGCGCGACCGATGACGACGGGACCGATAGTCTCGGACTGCTTAGGGATAAAAGAGTTATCAATCTCGTTGATAAACACCCCAGGAGATACAAATTTAAAATTCTTTACTGACATTCTTGGTTCCTCTCTTTAAAAAATAGATTAATTGGTGTCACAATCATACTTTAAATAGTATTTTGGATTTCAAAAGTCTTTAACAGTTTTAATAAAATCACTTTGAGTTCAGGAACTAATAGTATAGAAACCATCCGGACCTTTCACTGCTAAACCCTCCTGAGGCCATGCTATCTCAACAAAGTTTTCTTCTACAGTGACAATTGGGCGATCATCATTTTCACCTTCACCTATAAGGTATCCCAATATGCGAATGGAGATCTCTGACGTAAACATTCTTAATTCTTCCCCCAGGTTTGCTACATTATCGCTATTCGCAAAACCCTGGTCAATGAACCCTTCATAAAGGTGGCCGTTTTTCTTTAATATGAAAGCATTTAGCTGGCCCGTGCGCGTCATGAAAGGCTGTATTAAATCATTCATTTGCTGTTGGTATTCTGTTTTAATTATAACTTTATATTCTACATTTATGTATATTGGTATTGGAATAGATAAAGTTCTAACTACAATTTTCTTATTCTGTCTCGGAAAATATCGCTGATAATCACCATCTGTGTAATTTGAGCGGCGAGTATTCCCAACAACAGCAAAATTTCTAGTTTTATTTTGAACAATTTGTCTCGCGATAACCATTCTACCAGTGCGACCATCCTTTTTGTTTGAAAACACCTGAGCTTGGAAAGCCCCTTTTCGAGATGGA